GCGCTGTTATTTCTTCCTTATTAACCTCATAGTAAACTTTACTCTGAGCAACTATTTTCTCCTTATTAGCAATGCGCCAATCTTTTTGATCCGACGGGTTCTTATAAGGCATATAATTACTCCCGTATCCGGTTGGGAGCATCTTCGCTCCCGTAGCCAATCGAGCTTCCTTACTCTTGGGCGTCATAGCTCCGAGAGCTTCTTGCTCATCTTTGCTCCCGCAAGCGAGGATTCCCACTCGCTTTCATCGTGACTTGCAACTTGATCAAAAGCAAGAATCAAAGCTTGCATCTCAGTTGCATGATCCTCCCACGATGCCTTCACTCCTGGCGGTCTTATTCCCAGCCGTTCACATGCACGCCAAATAGCGTACAATGTAGTTCGGCCAGGGTGCCACATTATGCGGGCTTCAGTGGCAGACCAGCAAGAAAAGACTCCCGTGCTTTTTGAAGCTTAGCATCATCAAGCGCATTAGCTTCCAACACCAACGCTAGAACTCGGTTGACTTCAACTTGGCTGAGATTAGAATTAAGCAAATCCGTTTCCCAATTTGTCCAAGTCGCCGGATTATTGATGTCAACTGTATCCCATTCAACATCCGAAAGTGAACTAATGACAATATATGCCAAACGCTTTTTGGACCACTCGCCCTGAATCGTTTGATATGTAGGATCACGTTCATCCGGTATCCACCCGTCCCGCGTCTGCTTTCCTGGCGGTTTGGGCTGCGGACATAGCGCATCAAAACTGTCATAGTTCTTCAAACCTCTTGCTTTAAAAACGATAGGCTGCTCGACTCGTGGGAGTACGAGCAGCACTTCGTTACACAGAGATTTCGGATCGAGACCAGCAATCTTCATAGCACACTCTCCCTTGCCAAAGGTAGGTTAGTAACCAAACTCTTACGCATTGCTACGAGTCACGATTGGCTCGATGGCATTACACTTGGCCGTGACGGCAATCGTCGCGTCCTTCAAGTTCATCTCGCGTGATTCAGCCCGCATATCGGGGAACAAAGTCGTTTCGACTTCAATCCCGCCGCACGGAGGCGTCTGCACAACTTGCAAGTCAACCGCATACGGTTCGCACTTATCGGTTGCACTTGACACCCACTCCTTTGCGCCGCCAACTCGCTTCAATGCGTCCATCGGACTAACGGGCTCACTAGTACCCTGGGTAATATGCTCGTAAACACAGTCCAACTTAACATCCAGAGGCACTTGGTCTTTTTCGCGCACGGTATCCAAATCTCCGCGATCTAAAACATACTGGAAATCCCGGTGTTCCGTGTACGTAAGATTCCCGTCTCCAATCTTGATGTCCAACTTCTGAGGAAGAAACATTGCAACACCGGTCGCCCCGGACACGCCAGTCGCATTCGGTAAAATAGTGCTTGCCAAAGCTGGCGAGAATGTAATGTTCGTAGTGGGTCCAGTTGCACCGGGTAAGCCTGTCGGTACTCTGGCTGTCACAGTATGAATCGGCAAACCAGTCTCGCCTACAACAGTAAACCGAGCGCCAAGTGGCACCTGATCAACAATCGTAGTATTCAATGCGGCTGTGCCAATATCAATGCTCGTGGCACCCGATGCACCTGTAGCACCGACGCCGGCAAAACCGTCGAGACCATCCAACAGTGAAAGCACGCAATCACGAAGCTCGATTCGGGCATAACAGCCGACTACCGACTTCGATAGGTAAAGTTTGTTCATCATCACAACGCTCCTTTTGCAAAAGTTCACACACTATGGGTCAATGTACGTGGCCACGTACCGCTACACTCTTAATTACCAGGAACAGTTACTACAATCTTCCTGGTTTTTAACTTCCGCTCAAAATCTCGCCACGGAATTTCAAGCTTATCCGATGCCGCAATCAAGCTTTCGTATCGCACACCATTGATTATAACAGCGCCCCTTGAAGGATTATCCATCAACACCCACACCCGTTGATCTTGTTTTCGACCTTTTCCCATGATAGTCCTCCATCTTATTCTCCTGCTATCTCAGCCCTATAGCGAACGGCAACAACTGTTTGGGTAGCTCTCACGGTTGGAAGTTGTGCGAATTGAAGAACTCGTATACCTTCATTCCTTCCAGTCATCGGGATCATGCAGCACAGAAATGAATGGTCATCATACATACCATTACCTAGTTTATATATTGCAACATCCATATCAAGTGCTTCTGCAAAGGCTCCCGCATAGTTCATTACGGTGTATCGGTTCTTGGTATCCCCAATCTGACTATGAAGCACTACCGTCACATCGGCGGTCAGCATTGCATACTCGTTCGTAGGCTCCCGACTCGATAGACCAGTAATTCTTATCTCTGCCCTGTCGGCGGCATTCTTATATGGAGCATCTTCTTCCTCGAACCCCAACACCAGCGACGGTATATTCAGATCAGTAGCAATACCTTTGACATACTTTGCCAAGGAAGCAAATACCCAACGCTGCCAATTAGGGTCTGTCAAGATGCCACCCCAGTCGATCCTAGTGTAATATCATTACTCACTGACACAGTAATGTTTGCCCCTTGACTCACTTCCCCAATCAACTCTGTCCCAATCACCAAATATGCTGTATGGTATTCGTATTCTTCAACTGAATCGAACGTGTACTTACGCTCATCATATCTAATCCAGTCATCCAAAGAAATTGCGACTGGTAAGTCTCTTCGATCAATGATGAATAGCCTCTTGCCTGTGTCGTAATGGCTTCCGACGATATTCAATCGGCCAGCCAAGCCTCCCTGTCCCAGCGTCTTAACAGCCTCCAAAACTTTCACTGGGAGAACGATTGCTCGATGCACTGTGTAACTCGTCACGTCTCTAGTAACATCGCCTGTTTCTATGTCAACTGTCGGCACGCCCTGGTTGACCGTGATCTTGTTGCCGTAATCACGCTTCAACGAATAAAGCGCTTGCTGAATCAATCGGACTAAGTTATAGTTCGGTGTCATTATACTGGCGGCTGAGCAGGTTGCATAGCGGATCGAAGATACGGACAATCAGCCCGATAACGCAAACTCTCTTCCAATCTGGACAGCATCAGAGTATTCTGTGCAATCACTTCCGCATCACGAGCGACCAGCGGCAAGATGATTTCTTTATGCTCTGCCTCTAGCTTGTCGATGCGAGCGCTCATACGCTTCTCGCGCGCCCAAGACTGCCACAGCATGAACGCCGTCACCAGAACTAGCGGCCCGTAAGTCTTCAAAATGAATAGTGCGTCTCCCCAACTACCCAAGATGTCACCTATTTCCCTTCTCTTTATTATCTTTTGACCACAACGGCTGGAGATTTGTATAGTGACAAACTTCTAGTAATTGTTTTCTATCAGTCAAATCAAAAGATGCTATTGGTTTAATGTGATCAATTTCCCACTCACCGTAGTTTTCCCACATCATTCCAGGTTGAAAGAGTTTTTCTAAGTGCTTCTTGAGTTCTGAGACAGAACACCCAAGGTCTTTAATGGCTGACCCATTCTTAGTGTGACCATTCAAAGCATCACGAAGTCTTCGACGCAAGTTAGCAGCTATTCTAAACTGGGAATCTGTTCGCCGTCGATTTCTTTCGTAAGCATTTCTCTTTTCCTTGTTAGCCTCTCGCCAAGCTTTAACAGCGGCTCTACGTTCAATCTTATTAGCCTCGTAATAAGGCTTATAATGAGCCTTATCATACGCCCGTTTCTCGTCCTTTCTACCGGTATTTCGAGCTTTTATCTGTTCCTTATTAGCTTCGTAATACCGTCGAGTTCGAGCATTATTCTCCACTCTATGTGCTTCGTTATAGCTTTTTCGATGCGCTTTTGCGTCTTCTGGATTCTTGTATGGCATGTTAATGTTTGAAAGAAAAGAACAGCCATCTACCCGGAATCGTCCGGGTAGATGACTGAAACAATCGCTTAGCCTAGCAACACGACTGCGAGCAACGGATCAAGAACCGCAACACCCGCCAGAATATCGCAGTTGACAACGGTGCCACCCGCGTTAATATCGTACTGCATCAGGACTCGCATACCGATGCCGTTGTAGCTCGACACACCAGCCTGAACGCCAGCGTTTGGCAAGGCCAGAGGACGAGTAACTAGGGCAATCGCGTCACGATGGAAAGCCAGGTTCATGCTGCCTTGCGGACCTGGGAAACCATACGCAGCACTGAGAGTCGCTTCCAAAGGACGATCCAACAGAATCGTGCTAGAAGTCGGCGTAACCAACTGCGACTCGATGATGGTGTAAGTCTGACGATTACCTACAGTATCACCGAAGGAGATCAACTGACCAACTTGCGGAGGAGTATAGCTACCGTGAACCGTCACGGAAATCGCCTTGCTCCAACCCACAGCATACGTGGTGGCCACAGAAACCCTGGGATACTCGGTCACAGTCTTGGCACCAACGAGGGCCGTCTTGAGACCTTCGTTCAAGGTGATGGAAGTAGTGGCCGAAACGTCAACCAACCAAGTCGGCTGATAGTTGCCAGCAACCACTGCATACTCACCCTTCACACCAGTCGCGGCAGTACCGATAACCGTAGCACCGGCGGCATAACCACTGGCGTCAGTCTGATACTGAACGAACTGAGCATTGGCCGTAACGCTGTTCGCGTTCTGGTCAAGGTAGGTATCAAAACCGAGAATACGACCGAGAATCGCATTCTCCAAGGCGTTCCCACCGTCACCGCGCTTCTGAGCGGCGATGAACAGTTCGGTCTTCAAAGCGGCAGTCTCAGCCGTCGAAGATAGAACCAGTCGCCGAGCTTGTGGCGGGCAACGATTCACATTCAGAATCTCACGAGCATCCAGAATGTAATCCTTGGCATTGGTGCTATCCAATTGCTCAAGGCCACCAACCCGTAGGGCTGGGGTGCTGAGGAACGCATGAACACGACCGAGGACTGCACGATCAATACCACGAGCAATCGACTGCATCGCGGGTTGAAGGTAAATATCCTTGAGGTCTTGGAACGCCATCGAACCTTCACCGTCCTTGATGACGAAGGACTTGTAGAACCACTGGTCAAGCGGAACCCGGACGTTGTTCGCAACGGCGGCTTCCTGGGTGATGGGCATACCATCGTCCTTCCGGCTCAGAGTAAACTCAACCGGCTTACGGGTATTAACCACGTCACCGAACTTGGCAACGGCGTTCTCGAAGTCACGGTGAACCAAGTTCGCCATGACCATATTTTCCTCCAGGATGGCCAAGCCTTCCTGTGCCCACAACTGCGGAACATACGCACCAAGATCATTGGCGGCAGGAGTCGCAGCGTCAGCAGAGCCAGTACCAACGAGGTAATCGGCCCAAGCAGCGTAACAACCCATCACTGGGTCTGACAGATACAAATTGAACATGATGTTTCTCCAACAAGGAATTCCGTGTTGGACACCCGCACAACGCAGGCATCCTGTCTAACCCCTTATTTGTTTGGCCTCAATCCGAGATACTCAGGGTGTTCTCGTCGGATTTCTCGGTATTTCGCTGGAGACAGACTTGAAATCTGTTTCGCAGTGAGTTTCCCGTCGCCGCCCAGTGATGCTCCACCGGTAGAGTTTGCTCCGATCCCAGACGCCACGTTGGCCTTAAAGAGATTGCCATAGATGTCTGGTAGTTCTTTCATACGCTTCACCGCTTCCTCTGGACTTCGGGTTGTCATCTCAGGATCACCAGTCGTCGCATTTACGTCTGGGAAATCCACTACAACCTTGTAACGTCCCGTTGACTTGTTTGTTTTCTCGTCAACCACTTCGATCAACCGGGTCCACGGACGCAGTTGAGTCATAATCTGACTGGGTTGCCAAGCATCATTCTTGCTACCGGCATCAATCAACTCTCTATCAATCGTAGAATCTCGATAAAGAGCTTCCCAGAGCCTTCCCTTCTCTTCGGTTTCCGACAAGGCCGCCGCATGCGCCTCTTCCATCGCCTTCCGGTCGATAGCGGCTTGCTGCTCCTTGGTACGCAACTGACCCTGCACGGCTGACAGGTTATCTTCGAGCGACTTCCGCTCCTGCTCTGTCAGATTCTTGCTGGCCAATAGTTCCTTGTTCACGGCCTCAGTCTTCTTCAGAGCCTCTTCAAGCTTCCGACGATCCGCAGCCACGATCCGGTTGACATCCTCCTGACTGAACTTTGTCTCAACACCGACAGCAGCAGCACGGGCAGCAGCAGCAACAGCAGCAGCCTCAGCAGCAGCAGCCTCAGCAGCCGCAGCAGCCTCTTCCTCGGGACCATAACAACTCTCAACTGACTTCGATAGATACAACATTTTAAATCTCCGTCCCCGCGATGTTTGAGAATGTTGCTTAGCGGTCGTCACAACACTCGTGCCCGGAAAACCCGGTTAGCTGATTCTTGCAAGTCCGATTGTATTACTATCTTTGAGATAAGGCAAAAGCAGGTTATAGGCGATTACCGATGGAATCATGTTGATTACATTTTCCAAAGGTAACTGTCCACGGTCATAAGCCGTCCTGACACGATCATAGGCTTGTGACGCAACCTGTATATTTTCAAGTTCCTGCTCTGGGTCTTTTCCACTAAGCAGGCTGTAAGCGATCTCGTAGCACGCCCGTATCACATCATTTGGAACCGTTGAATCCGAAACACCCACCATTGAACCGCGCGGAAATTCCAAAGGCTGCGATAGGTAGGCGGCTGCCACGGTTGCATCGTTAGCACTATCTGGCAAATCGTTGACCGCTTTCTTGTAACCCTTATAATTCAGCATGTCAATCAGACGGGTCGCCGCAATCAAAGCATTACGCTTCATCGTCGCACTTGATTGATTCCAAACATACTCATGCAACCGATAACCAAAATAGGTGTCAGCATCGCTTATTGTGCCGTAGTAAGAATAATCTAATGCCATAATTATTTACTCTCTTCTATTTAGCGTAACCTATTATAGCATCAATCCCAACAGCGTCTATGATACCTAGCATGCTGTTACACTTATTACACAGCCAGCCGCGAAACTCACCTGTTATATGGTTATGATCAGCATTAAGTCTTTTTGAATCCATGCTTTCAGATTTTCCACAGATAGCACACTTTCCTTCTTGATTCTGGTATGCTGTCATTAGCTGTTCAGCACACGCTTTAAGAGGTACATATCCGCCCTTCTTAGACTGCGCCCGAGAGTTGGAAACTGTTGCACAACATCTATTCAAAAGACTACCATGCCATCTCCTCTTATTACGATTGCAATTACGTTCTTTCTTTTCTTCTGGAGTCCTTGCAACGCTATCATAGATCGTCATTACAGAAACTTCAAGAACTTCACCAATCTTTTGGTATGTTAAACCTTTTGCACGAAGTTCTTTAGCCTGTCCGAGTTTATCCGGCGTCATCTTTCGTTTCATTTATGCCTTCTTCAACCAGTTCACGTCTACTTCAGGGTGCAGCATCGGCCAACCTGTGCCCCACAAATCGTATAGTCGCTTAAAGTAAACGTCGTACTGAAACTTGATCACATCCATTGACCACAAACTGACTGCCCTGTTTCTTATATACTGTGGGTCCAATGTATGGACGTTCTTCGCTGCATGAACAAACTCATTGAGTGTGTGACAACGATAACCTGTCTTCCCATGTTCCACTGTTTCCGTAAATGCTCCAAAGTCTGTCGTGATGGCCGGCGTCCCCACCAGTTGACTTTCGGCTGCTACACCACCAAATGGTTCCACGTATAGCGACGGTACAAAAGTCGCCCACGCCCGTTGCAGCAGTTTGATCTTTTCTTCTCCGATCACACAGCCGACATACTCACCTTTGTAAATCCCACCATCCACACACTCGATCCGGTCGCCCTTAACACTCTTCACACCTTGACCCGCTATGATCAACTTGGCTCCAATCGCATCACACGTCTGGGACGCAATCGTCACGCCTTTTCTTTGAATGATTCTTCCCAAGTACAGGTAGTAATCATCCTTCTCAGTGCAAAGTGGAAACTTCGTATCATCCCAATAGTTCGGAATCACGCACTCATAGAAGCTTCCGTTGTCATTGAACTTCTGATGTCCATGAATCCTGTGAAGATGACTGTAGCTCTCATACACTCGAAACGGATAATGCGGACCATCATACCCAATGCCCCACTCCAATGGAATTACATCACCGCCGGCTGCCTTCACTACTTGATCGTTCAAATGACTCGCAATCAGACAAAGGAAATCCTTGGGTTGCTTCCTCTTCATCAACTCCTTCTCTGTTCTGTTGTTGAATAGACGCCAGTATGGCTTCTGTCCCGTCCAGTCAAGTTCGTACAACTTGTTCTTCTCAAACGAACCAAAATTGTACTCTTGTTCTGCCTTTGTGATTACGGTGATATGCTCCGTGCATCGGTCATCAACCTCGTCACCCTCAGCACCGTACACATAGATTTCATACCCTAGATCAGTCCACATCTTTAGAGCTTTGAAAATCTTTGATGTGAAAGCACACGCCTCATGTTTACTGGAAATTTGCGTGTGAGGTAAGCCTATAACGTGTAGGCGCATTTATGTCTCCTTAGTTACG